CAGAAATTGGGGAGGATTATTTCTATATCATCACGACACATTAGGTCAAGGGTGGACATTTCCTGTACCTAACACCTGTATATGGTTTGTGCCACCGCTTTGGCACGGTACTTCGATGGTAACACAAGCTGCAGAATTTCCTAGACTGAGTGTTCAACTGTTTTTTAATCGATAGACCTATAGTTATTTTCCATTATGGAAATTTTGTTCTGAAGTATATCTTCATTTACTACATTCCAAAGCCCAGGATGCATGGGCTTGGGGTAATGCCCTGATTCAACCCAAGCCCACCCAATATGTTCGTGGTTAAGTTTTGGGGTAAATTCTCTTTCAACACTGGCCCAAAATGTGTGATATTCAAATCTGTTGTCGGGACTAGTGAATTTTTCCAAAGGTCGTAAATCAATATATTTTGGCATAGAGCCCAATTCTTCTTTACACTCTCGTATTATAGTGCCTAATAGACTTTCATCTAGTTCTTGTTTGCCACCGGGTAATCCCCAACAACCGGGATTTCTGGTACTATTCCTTAACAAATAGAGATATCTGTTTGTAGTTAATGAATAAAACCATATACCCACAGCTTTTACAAGATTAAGTTCCATGAACCACCTTGATAAAGACCGTCGATACTTTTAACCCATGCTGTGCCGGTCCATTTGTATTGAATACCAGTTACAATATTAGTGACATATTGAATGTCATCTCTGTATCTGCTGTCAAATACTACTCGCCATCTAAGACCATCAAATTCGATTATATCGTTTGCTTCCGCATATAGTGGTTGGCCGCTAGTTCCCAGCCAAGCTAAGGGATTGCTGGTATTAGATCTATTACCTGTACTTTCTGTTAGTAAATATCGTTGACCTATCATGCTGGAATCTAATCCATCCTCTGGTGCGCTCAGTAAAGGGTTGATGATGGCATCAATTGGTTGCAATGTATTAGCTGGTGCTGTATCAGGGTCGATATTATAAATTAATAATCGATCATCTGCGGGATTTATACTAACAGTTCCCACAATTTCTGTATCTGGTTCCCAGGGGTTACTAAGAGTAATATAACTGATTCCAGGCCTTAGTACGCCGTAGGCTGCAATTACCGAAGGCCACACTACCTGAGGATCCTCTATTACTGGAAATGAAAACGGTGTAAGATTAGTAGCACCCGAAGTTATCACGGCATTATTTTGAAGAATTTGTAATTGGCCATTTAATAACAATACTTGATAACTGTAAGGAGTCATTTTTAGTCTAGTGCCTAACAATAAATCATTATCAGTTATGGCATTTGCCAAGTCTCCGCTGCCGTCATAGACACTAGCAACAATTCTTTCTACCACTCCAAGTTTTTTAATCTTAGCAGGACTGCTTATCCAAATAGGAATAGTGAAAATCATAGTCATTATGTCTATGGGATTTTCTGTTCCTACCGGTATACTTCTACTTGACCATTGTACTCTTTGTAAATCAATTACACTAAGACTAGTCCAGTCTATATAGTTATCTGTGCTTTGTATTTCTAAACTGGGATTAAAAAGTGTGGCTATCTGTTCAAACAACTGCATCTTTTGATTAGTATTGCTAGTCCATATGTCTAAATTAATTGTCATTGTATATGGAACTGGCATCAGTCTTTCTACGGTAAATGCATTGCCCTGTGTGGTCTCATAACTATCTGTGTTTGAATCATAAGTGCGTTGTCTGACCTGCATTTTATTAACATGGTAGGGCTCTTGCAGTCTTCCTCGATCATAAGTCATGTCGCTGATATAAAAACTCATCAGTGGAGTAGATGGCAAACTGTTTGCACTGTTATTTTGTATAATAGTTTGTGCCTGTCTGCTGGCATCACCATATCGAACAGGTACACGAATAAGATCTTTATTCCCCTCAGGATCTCGACCGTATTCAATTTGAAAGTTGCTGATCAGTCGAGTAAACTGTAGCAAGTATCTTCTTATTTGTTCGTCGTAAAAGAATTGAGTATAACTCACTATTTTTTCTCCTTACTGATATCGCATTATACTGTTTATGAATTTCTTTACCAACGAAGTTATTTTCAACTAGATTTCTGTCTCGGCTGTGTCAATGGATAAGGATTGGCTGATTTATTACCGCCTTGATTGCCATTGTCTGCCAATGGTTTGAGTGCTTCGCTGAGACTCTGTCTACTAGGTATATTGCCTTGATCTGTTGTACCTGTTGTATAGGTATTGTTGACAAAACTACTACGCAGGGTATCTACAGTATTTCCTGGGGTAAGTTGGGTCCTCACGCTGTCTTCTATTTTAATCCATCTTGATCCATTATATCTAAATAGTCTATTTGGAAAATAATCTAGTCTTAGACAATAATTTCCTACTACAGGATTTAATGGAAACTGTAGTCCTGCAGTTACCGGTAAGCCATTTGGTGCAATACCATCACCGGTTAAGTAACCTGCTGTATAGCCGTCTGTTCTTGGAGTATCTTCAAAGTTAACCACAGTTACACTGGCATCTGTACCTGTGTAATCGGCAGTATAGGTATCAGGGTCACCCAATGTGCCATCTAAATTAGTTGGTAAAATCCAAAATCTCACAGTGTCATACCCACTCTTAGGAACTTCGGCCTCGGCTTGAACAATTATGGCATCATTTAGCTGTAGATCTTTTGGTCTTGTGCTGATTTTATCTTCAATAGTCGATGGATCTGTCAGCTGCCAATAAGTTGTATCTGTGATATCTATACCTGGTGGTACAGGTCTGATTGCAGTATAATAAACATCGCCGGCATTTACTACCGAACCCTGTGGATAAAAATTGCCATTGTCCCAAATTTGTTCAGGCATAAAGGGCTTGTCTAAAATGTCATTGTATTCTTGTGCATTTACCAATGGTGTTGCTTTGACACGCCAAAGATGTGGTAACCAAGTTTGGCTAAATCCTTCACTGGCGTAAGCTGCATCTTGAATGACATAATACTTTGGTAAAGCCCTTGGTATTGTGCTGTCCAGGGGATAATAATCTTTTAGATTAGGTACTTCTATGACATCACCACTCATTAATTTTCTACCTATAAGATCAATCATGTTGTTGAAATGAAAAGTAATAAACAGTGTATCGTTGTTTAGGAAAAGTCCAAACTGTGTTAAGTCAAAATCTATATCTTGAGTGTTATATACACCACGCAAAATATAAATGTCAGCGTCATAGGCACGATCTCTGTTTTCCAAAAGCAGTAGATCTTCTATAAACAAAGGATTGCTTTCGCTATACTTAGGTAATGTAGCATCGTTATTGCCTTCTTCACCGGCAACTTTTGGACCAAGATATTTGTGTACAAAAATATCCAATCCTCCAGCGGTATACATTTCTTTGATTGTGCGATCTAAGAATTGATAGTCGTTGGTTCGATTTGGTCTATATAAACTCAGTCTTGGCATAAATGTATTTATGGTTTGACAGTAATGCAAAGACCTGCTACAATAGCTATTCGCTGTAAATTTTTGGAGAATTCAATGTCTACTAGTGTAAAACTGCTGAATCCCCGCAATGCCGATACCAAATATATTGGACTAGAACCAGACTGGCAGCGACAGCCTGCAGAGCATGAACGGCAAAGCCTAATCACCAGAGCATTTAATTTTTACAACTATTTTTACAATCAAAAAAATGCCAAAGAAATGATTGTCACATGGCTGACAGCTAACAAACGGAAAAAAGATCTAGAAATTGTTAATCGAATCCCCGACAATGATATCATCCCTACGCTGGGGTGGATTTGTAGAATGAACACCGTAGGTCTTGAGCTGACAGAATCGGAAACAAAAACTCTAGAAAAATTGCTACAAGATCAAATAACAGTATACCGTCAGCGACATCAAAAACAAGAACAAAAAAAAGCCAAAGGGCGACCCAACGAACCTGTTACTGCCGCGGCTCCTATCACCATCCAGGACAGATTGCGTGAAAAAATCAGCGAATGTGCCGGTGATATAGAAGGTAGTCTAGATGACTTCATTGCCAATAAATGTCGCCAAGTAGAAAAATTTTCGCCATTGGATTTGTTTCGTTCCCGTAATCTCAGTCCACAATTGATTGGATTGATTGCCCAGACATGGCGTGCTAAAAAAGCAGAACTAGAACAAGTACAAAAGGCTCGCGACAGCCAACTAGTAGAAGGTTACAGTAATTTCAATAAAACAGAACTGAAAAATCTTATTAAGTTTGCTGATCAAGTCATTAATGACTGTGCCAGTTATGTTCAAATTAAGAAAGTTGAACGAAAGCCACGAGTTAAAAAGCCAGTCAGTACAGAAAAAATTATTGCAAAATTTCGCTATCTAAAAAACTTCAGTCAATTTAAACTAGTCAGCGAATCACCAACTAAACTGGTAAATGCCAGTGAAGCTTGGCTTTTTGATACCAAAAAGCGTAAATTAATTCATGTTGTTGCTGACAGTCACAGCGGGTCATTTACGGTAAAAAATAACAGTATTATTGGTTTTGATGCTGCACAGAGTCAGCAAAAGACTCTGCGTAAGCCTGCTGAGCAATTGAAATCATTTATGTCTAGCGCAAAGCCTGCAATGAGAAAAATCTTTAAAGACATTAAAAGTGTCGAGACCAAGTTTAATGGGCGTAGCAGTGAGGACATGGTAATTCTAAAAGTATGGTAAGCCATAAATACTCTGTGTAGGAGTACATTATGGCAGAAACTGCGGAAACACTACAGAACCTCAAACAAAATTTATTTGACTATGTTAGATTGCTGCTGGGCGATCAGATCATTGATATTGAATTGGATCCCGAGCACTATGAGGTTGCCTATCAAAAAACCATTGGAGTATATAGACAGAGAGCTAATGCTGCCTATGAAGAAAGTTATAGCTTCATGGAAATGGTCAATGATGTCAATATCTATACTTTACCACAAGAAGTAGTGCAAGTTAGACAGATTTTCCGCAGAACTTTTGGCATTGCCACCGGACCGTTTGGCAGTAATTTTGACCCATTTAGTCAGGCACAGATGAATGTCTACTTAATAAACTTTAATCAAGCTGGTGGATTAGCAACCTATGACTATTACACACAGTATGTAGAACTAGCAGCAAGAATGTTTGGTGGATTTATTAACTATACTTGGAATCCAGTTACTAAAAAATTACAGTTAATTCGTGATCCAAAAGGCAACGGCGAAGTTGTCTTGTTATGGACTTACAATCTCAGACCAGAAATTAACTTATTAAGTGATTTTCAAATCAGTCAATGGATTAAAGACTATATGGTTGCTGCCTGTAAAATGATAATTGGTGAAGCAAGAGAAAAATTCGCTTCCATAGCAGGTCCGCAGGGCGGCAGTCAACTAAACGGCACTGCAATGAAAGCCGAGG